CTAAAGCACTTCCCATCATTGGAAGAATATTGGTATCCGACTCCTCCAACACCAGAAGAGTTAGAAGCGACATACGGTGTTGAAAAAATTGAACAACTCTGTAAAGAACCTTGGTGGAGGTTTTGGTGATGAGTAAAATAGTTCTCGTTGAAACCGTGTCTATGTTCAGGCATATATATGCTGTGGAACTTACTGATAATGATCCACCAGAATATGCACTTGATGATGTCATTGACTCTTTAAATCAGGAAACTAAATTAGAAGAGTTTGCGCAAGAACACATTGAGGAGAATATTTTTTCACACCGTGTTATTACAGAAGAAGAATATCTACAATTATTTGATCAGCATCATCCATATGCTGCTCCATTATGGACGAACGAAGAAAAGAAAAAATATATTTTTAAGAACAAAGAGGCAGTAGAATGACAGACATGAACGTTTACCAGCAGTATATACATAAGAGCCGCTACGCTAGATTCCTTCCAGAAAAGAATCGTCGAGAACATTGGAACGAAACTGTTCAACGTTATGTTGATTATATGTTTGAAAAGGTTAAGATTGATGATGAAAAGTTAAAGAAAGAAGTATTTGACGCTATTTATAATCTAGAAGTTATGCCATCGATGCGTGCATTGATGACTGCCGGTAAAGCTCTTGATCGTGACAACGTTGCTGGTTATAATTGTTCATATCTACCAATCGACGATCCCAAGGCATTTGATGAAGCTATGTGCATTCTTATGAATGGCACAGGTGTTGGTTTTTCGGTTGAGCGTCAGTATGTAAACAAGCTACCAGAAATTCCAGAACAGCTATTTGATTGTGATACTATGATTACAGTTCGTGATTCTAAGGAAGGTTGGTCAAAGGCATTACGTATGCTTATTTCTTTGCTTTATGCAGGAGAAATTCCAAAGTGGGATCTATCAAACCTTCGTCCAGCTGGTGCACCACTAAAGACATTCGGTGGACGTTCTTCTGGTCCAGAACCATTGAGCGATCTATTCAAGTTTGTTATTAAAATTTTCAAGGGCGCAAAGGGTCGTAAGCTAACTTCTCTAGAGTGCCACGATTTGATGTGTAAGATTGGTGAAGTTGTCGTTGTTGGTGGCGTTCGCCGTTCTGCTATGATCAGTCTATCTAATCTATCAGATGACCGTATGCGTCATGCAAAAGCAGGAGCATGGTGGGAAGCAAATGTTCAAAGAGCTTTATCAAACAATTCAGCAGTATATACCGAGAAGCCAGACGTTGGTCAGTTTATGGCAGAGTGGCTCTCAATTTACGAATCAAAGTCAGGCGAAAGAGGCATCTTTAGTAGAGACGCATCTCAAAGAGTGGCACGCAAGAACGGTAGAAGAGACCCATCTTTTGAATTCGGCACTAATCCCTGCTCTGAGATTATCCTGCGACCTTATCAATTCTGTAACCTTACAGAAGTCGTTATACGAGAGTCTGATACTGAGAAATCACTTGCTAGGAAGATTAAAGTTGCAAGTATACTTGGCACTTTCCAGTCAACGATGACATACTTCCCATATCTACGTAAGATATGGCAGAAGAATACAGAAGAAGAGCGTTTGCTTGGCGTATCATTTACTGGCATTTACGATTGCCCGTTGATGAATGATTATAATGATCCAGAATTACCTGCAAGACTAGAACGTCTACGTCAGGTTGCTATTGATACAAATAAGGAATGGAGCGAAAAACTTGGAATTAATCAGTCAGTGGCCATTACCTGCGTCAAACCAAGTGGAACGGTTTCTCAATTGGTACTTAGTCCTTCCGGTATTCATCCAGGTCATGACCATTATTATGTGCGTCGTGTACGCTCTGATAACAAAGATCCACTTACGAAGCATCTTATTGACGCAGGTGTTCCTTATGAGCCTGACGTTACTAAGCCTCACAGCACTACGGTATTTTCATTCCCAATGAAGCTACCTGATTCTTCGATTACAAGAGAGCATGTATCGGCTATTGATCATCTAGAACTTTGGTTGAAGTATCAGCGCCATTGGTGTGAGCACAAACCTTCTGTTACTATTAATGTAAGAGAAGAAGAATGGCCACGTGTTGGTGCATGGGTTTATGATCACTTTGACGAAATGTCAGGTGTATCATTCCTTCCTCATGATGGTGGAACTTATCGTCAGGCTCCATATGAAACGATCACTAAAGAAGAGTATGAAGCAGCGATCATAAATATCCCGACAACAGTCGATTGGGATGATCTTGTTGAAATGGATGATAATGTAGAAGGAGTACAAACTCTCGCATGCACTTCTGGTAATTGCGAAATCTAAGAAGGAATAATAAATGAAGGTAGACGCAGAATTATTCGATCTTTGTAGAGAATTTATAAAAGAAAATAAAATTGAATGTTCGGAAACTATATACCAAACAGACAGAGTAGCTGAAAATTCTTTAGAATTTATTGAATCAATCTGTGACTTAATTGGATACCATGAAGAAGATGATGATGAAGGGTATGAAGAAGAAGATTGATAACACGTATCGATCCTCCTCTTCCCCTTTATACCCCTAAAGGAAAGGCTTTAGCTCATTTTTTAATCGATTATGGGTTTGAGCACGATTTATATTGGGTGTGTTTTCAAGACGAAACTGGTGAATGTTGGACTTGGAATAACAAAGATATAAAGGCGCAAAACAATATCACAGCAGGCAGATCAAACATCCAGAAAGAGTTAAAATGATTAATAGTTTAATTCCTTTATTGTCTTTTATGATCAATCCGGATTGGACAGTTACTAAAGACGTTCAATATGGCAAAACAATAGAAGAAAAAGCAGATTTATATTTGCTTAATAGTGGTGTAAGACCTGCTGTTGTTTTCATTCATGGTGGCGGATGGATGGCTGGCGATAAAAGTGTTTATGAAGGCAGAGCTAAAAAATATGCTTTAGCAGGTTTTCATACATTTTCTATTAATTATAGATTAGCAAAAGCAGACAAACCAGAAACTCAATGGAGTGCTCAAATACAAGATGTTCAGCATTTTATTCGTTGGCTTCGAGCAAATGCTGCCTCTTTGAGAATTGATCTAAATAGAATTGCAGTTTGTGGCGATTCTGCAGGAGGACATTTGTCTTTACTTTTGGGATCTTTAGATTATAATTATCCTGGTGATAGAAAAGATGAGTTGAGTTCATATTCTTCTAAAGCTGCAGCGGTAGTAAACATGTTTGGCCCTTCGGATTTATCTACTCCTGAAATGCTGAACGTTTTAAAAACAACCGCCGTATTTAATTATGGCGCAGCGCCAGCAGATGCATCGCCAATTAATTCTATTTCTTATTCTACTTCTCCAGTTTGCACAATACATGGAACAAAAGATTTATTGATTCCGTTTTCACAAGCAACAAACTTGAAAAACAAACTAGATCAATATAGAATAAGGAATATTCTAATTAGTTATGATGGTGGCCACAATCTAAACGAAGTTCCATGGTATGTTCAACTGTACTTGGATTTAAGAGGGTTGTGGTTTTTAACAGGTATACTAAAACCATAACTAAATATCCCGAAGGAGATTCGGGATGTCATGGATTTATAAAGGTGAGATAGTAGAAGATATTGGTAATTATATTGGATTTGTATATATGATTACCAATCTTCGAACCGAAAGAAAATATATCGGTAAGAAGAATTTTTATTTCTCAAAAACAAAACAGCTCAAAGGCAAGAAAAAGAGATACAAAGTAGAGTCTGATTGGAAAGACTATTTTGGATCTAACGAAGAGCTAAATCATCACGTAAACATATTTGGACAAGAACAGTTCAGAAGAGAGATCCTTAGATTTTGCACATCTAAAGGAGAAATGTCTTATTACGAAGCCAAATATCAATTTCATTATGATGTTTTAGAATCAGATCAGTGGTATAATTCTTGGATCTCTTGTAAGATTCATAAGAAACATTTGACTTTCTTAAAAAAAGGAGTATAATATGAAAGGTGGAAAAAAGTTTCGTAAGCAACTAATCAAGCTACAGAATCAGCTTGGTAAGATCGAAGGTAAGAATCTTTGGTTGCAGATGAAAAAGGAGAGTATGAATGGCGTGGCCACATAAGAATCGTCCCCGCAAGGGTCGCCGTAAAGTCGGCAGTCAGAAGCGTAAGGCTCGTCGCTTAAAGGGTCGTAAGCGTAAGTAATTTAATCAAGAAAGGTGAATAAGTATGAATAAGTTTTTTCTAGCAGCAGCATTTGTTCTCGGTCTATCAGGTTCGGCATTTGCTCTAACAACTCATGACGAGACACACAACGGTAAGACTGTTGCTGTTCCTGGAGCTCAGAAGAGTAATGGAGTATTTGCTCCTGCTGTTCAGGTAACACCACATGGTATGGTTGTAACTGCTCCTCCAGGTGCTGACGTCGTTGTTGATAATGATGAAGGCGATATGCAGATTGATATTGTTCCAACAGGCAAGAAGCGTGGTCTTCTAGGTCTAGGGTTTTTAGGAATGTAACAATGAAAAAGTTGAATCTGGACGAAGTAAGAGAGTTCATTGTCAATACATCATTGTCAACCAAAATCTATATCGGTTCAGATTCAGCACGTTATCGTAAGGGTGATGTCTGGCACGCTGAATACTGTACCGTAGTAGTGGTTCACTATAATGGTAATCGTGGTTGTAAGGTGTTTGGACAGTTAGAATCAGAACGTGACTATGACCAAAAAAAGGACAAGCCACGTATGCGTCTAATGAATGAAGTAATGCGTACCGCACAGATGTATTTGGATCTTGAAGGGGCCATTGGTCAAAGAGACGTTCAAATCCATCTGGACATCAACCCTGACGAGAAGCATGGTTCTTCATGCGTAATCTCAGAAGCTGTTGGTTATATCAAAGGAATGTGTAATGTTGTTCCTTTCGTTAAACCAAATGCGTTCGCAGCTTCTATTGCTGCTGATAGGCTGCTTGCGTAGCCTATCTTGGGGATGTAGCTCAATGGTCAGAGCCGGTCGCTCATAACGGCTTGGTTGCAGGTTCGAGTCCTGCCATCCCCACCATTTTATAAAGGATATATTATGAGATATATTATTGCAATAGCATTTGCTTTGATTGCTACTAATGCAAATGCTGGTTTCTTGGATGATATTTTTAACTTCCAACGAGAAGCTAATCATCCACGTCAAACAAAAAATACTAAGCATTCTAAGCATATAAATAATTATTCCACTGGTGGCGGACATAACGCCTCGTGGTATAATGACCGGAGCGGACGGACAGCATCCGGTATGCGTCATCACTTTGGTGTAGCGCATAGAACCTTACCATTTGGAACAACGGTTTGTATCCACAACCCGTCAAATGGTAGGCAAGTAGAAGCCGTTGTAACCGATAGAGGGCCATTCGTCAGAGGAAGAACAATTGACGTTAATCAAAACGTGGCTCGTGCTCTAGGTTTCTCAGGAACCGCACATTTAAATTACCATCCGTGTTAAGAGTCGGTTGCACACAACAGAAAGGTAAATCC